CTTCGTGTAATTGCGCCATTAGATGCGCCTCGCATTGCGATGTTGATGGGCCTACGATCCATACGTAATGCTAATTGATTTCCAAAAGCATGCTGTCTGTTATAGGCACTATCCATAGTGCCATCAATTTCAGACCCAGCCGGATCACTTCCACCTGCAACAAGTAAAATCTTTTCTTTCATATTCTATTCCTTAAAATGCCTTGAGGATTACCATGTCTACATTGAAGCGTCCGTTAGGTACTGCTTCGACTGCCTTGATATCCTTGAAATACTTACGTGCGGCCGGCTTGCTACCCGTAAGAGCCTTTAGTTGTTCTGCAGGCTTACGCAATGTTTTCATACCACTTTGCTTTTTATCAAAGCCAATGAGAGTGTTGCCCTTTACAACTAGGCACTTGCTATATTCATCTGCAATATAGTGATGCATCTTACGCTTTTTAGTATCGTAGACCCACGCCTCTGTTGAATTATGCAACTTGCTAGGATGTAGACTGACAATATCAATCTTTTGTGCATCGTCCTTGAACGCCTTGCAGTACTTGAGTTTACTAACAATTTTCTCGACAGGTACAGCCTTACGTGCGCGGGGCTTCTTAGCAACCTGCTTGACAGAGATATATCCGTTGAGGTCAGCGATGATGCTATCAATGAACTTGATAACATTCTTGACCTGAGTCTTGCTCATGAAACTATATGCTTCATTCAATTGGTCACACTTGCCTGCCTGCAACTCAACATATTCAGCACGAATCTTTTCCCAATTGTTAATATGAGGTGCTACATGCTGTGGCAATACGTTTCGTTCCTGAAACTCTGACATAACTTTGTTCTTAGTGTCAAAGTCTTTAGGATAACCGTTACGGTGATAGTCATCAAAGAATGCATCTAGTTCGGCAGCCGCCTGACTAGCACGTTCACGCATCACTTCCTGAATGTTCCTGCGCTCGGCTACAGGCTTCTCAGTAGCGGCTTTCTTTTTAGCCGCTTTGTCTGCCGATTTTACGGCTTCTACTAGACTATCAATTTGCACTTGCAGGCGAGCCTGCTGACGCTCATCTAGTTTAAGTCCACGCAAACTCATTCGGGCAAGCCAGCCCAATGAGGTCATAATGTTAAGTTCGGGTGCCCGACTAACAATTTTTGCAATATCCTTTTTGTTATTATGTTCAAGGTAGGCTACTAAAAAGTCTTTAGCCTCTTTACTCCCATAGAATTTGGAGTACCAGTTGAATGCTTCAGTCAGAGAAATGGTTTTTTCTGATGTAAAATGTGGTTCGGGTCCGTAATACTGAAAGTCAGGATCCCTGGGGTGCAAATCCTTTACAATCCCAGCAACACCTGAGGCTGCGTGGGCTTTGGTTTTTTGCTTTGCAATGCGGGTCATGCGAGCCATTGATATCTCCGTAATTTCACAATACTTATGCAGTATACACTAAGGCTGAAATAATGTCAAGCCTTTTCCGATAAATACTTATATGCCAAAGTTATCACTCTATCGCCCAAATAAGCAAAATGACTACCGATTTATGGATAGAACCATATCGGAACAGTTGACGGTTGGCGGAACCGATCTATATATTCACAAGTATTTGGGTCCAAATAGCAATTTTCCATCAGTTGACCCTACTCAGCCTCAATATGATATTTTGCAACCAACCAACATTCAAGATTTATTGTTCTTAGAAAACAGAGACAGAATCTATGATAAAAACATTTATAGATTGCGTGGGCATTATAATGTACAAAACCTAGACTTTGATTTAAGTCAGTTTGGATTGTTCTTAAACAACGATATCATTTTCGTTACAGTGCATTACAATGACATGATTGATATTATTGGCCGTAAATTAATGGTGGGTGACGTACTTGAGTTACCTCACTTACTAGATTATAATCCGTTAGACGAAAAGATTCCAGTTGCGTTAAAACGTTTCATGCAAATCACTGATGCCAACTATGCGTCAGAGGGTTTTAGTCAAACTTGGTATCCTCATCTATGGCGTATTAAATGTGAACCTCTTGTCAACAGTCAAGAGTTTGATGACATTCTCAAAGAACCAATCAATCAAGATAATTATTTAGGTAACTGGGACAAAGATAAAACATATCCGCCTGGATATACAATTAACTTCGGTGATAAGATTTACAAATCTATCATTGAAGTGCCTGCAGGAATCTATCCTCCTAATGCTACATATTGGGAACTTGTTCCTGATGCTGGATTGGCAGATATTCTTTCTACATACAAGAAAAACATTGCAATCAATAATGCACAACTTGAAGAGGCTGCTAGACTTGTACCTAAATCAGGTTATGACACAAGTAAACTTTATATTGTTCCCACATATGGTGCATTAGAAGCCAATGGAGTACCATCAGGCAAACTAAATCAGCCCGCACCTCCTGTAAGTATCATTACATCAAGTAACACAGGTACTGAAGTTCCTATCCAAGGTACAATTGTGTTCATGCGCAATCCGCAATATAAGAATCCTAGTGTAGGAATTAAAGTTTCTAAAGAAGCATTAAAGAGCATTTGGGATATGACTGCCGATATGGACTTTACCGACAAGATTGATAAGTTCGTGCAGGCAAGTTTACAAGTAGCAGAAGAAGCGCCCGAAAGAACAGAAGGCGGATCAGGCGCCGTTGAGGGTACAAAAGTATTATCAGTACAGAGTTTAGGTGTAATCACCGGTCCATATGGTACTGCTGATAATACATATGCAACTGCCGATCAAGATCCAACACAACCCGGGTTCACTGGTACAATTACTCCTGATATGGATTATCGTGCAGACTGTGATCCAGGATACCAATATATTACACGCTCAAGCCCAAGAAGTTTCGGTTATACTACTGGATATCTTGCAGGCGATGGAACTGCTCCAAACGGATATCCAAGTGGTGCAGGCATTGCCTTCCCACAAAATCCTCAAGTAGGTGATTACTTCTTACGTATTGACTATAACCCACAAATTCTTTATCGTTGGGACGGTATTATGTGGGTACGTATCAGTGAAAATGTCAGAACTGACACTGGATTTACAGCCGCAGATCAATCATTACTATCTGGATTTATTAACGACCAGTCAGAAATCTATCTAAATAACAGTGAGGAACTCGTTCCGCAGGCTCAACCATTGTCAAGTGTATTGCAGCCTACACCTGATGTTTTACCTCCCGAAGCATAAAGAGTTACAATGGCACAATACTTTTACGATAACCAAATTAGACGATTCTTGATTCAGTTTGCTAAAATTTTTAGCAACTGGTATGTTACCAAAGGCAAGGATCCAAATGGTAATCCTATTCTGCTACGTGTGCCTATTATGTATGGTGACAGTAGTAGACAGGCTTCAACTATTTTAGCAAACAATAGTGCGAGTAATTTGCCAAGTGCGCCACTGATCACTTATTATATTAGTGGCCTTGAATACGATCAAAAGAGAACACAAGAACCTACCTTCGTTGACAAAATCAATGTACGTCAACGTGCATATAGTGCCGAATCTCAAAGTTACGAAACTACACAAGGACAAGCATTTACAATTGAACGATTGATGCCAGTTCCCTATACATTGCGTATTACAGTAGACTTTTGGACTACTAACTATCAACAAAAATTAGAGTTGATCGAACAGTTAGGTACATTATTCAACCCTGCATTAGAAATTCAAAGCACTGATAACTTCGTAGACTGGACTTCACTGACTGCGGTATTCCAAGATGGATTAACATTTACTAGTCGTAGTATTCCGCAGGGTACAGGTAATCCTATTGACGTAATGACTTGGAAGTTCTATATGCCCATTTGGATTACAACTGCAAGTAAGTTGAAGAAGATGGGTGTTATTCAAAAAATTATTGCAAGTATCTACAAAGGCAAAGCATATCAAGATGTACAAGATGATGACTTGTTGTTAGGTACTCGACAAAAGATTACTCCATATGGATATAAGTTATTATTGATCGGCAACAGATTACAGTTATTGCCAAACAATGAAGCATTTTATCCTCCTAATACAGATTTGAGTAATCCAACTGAACCTAATACTAGTTTGTATTGGACAAGTTTGTTAAACGTTTATGGTAAAGTAAAGCCAGGTATTAGTCAGATTTGGTTACAAAATCCATATATGGATGATGACATTGTAGGTACAATTGTTCCTGACCCGCTAGATGATAGATTCTTAATCTATGATATTGACCCGGACACACTGCCACAAAATACTTTAGACCCAGTTGACAGCGTAGTTAATCCATTATTAACAGGTCCTAATGCAGGACTTCCCGGGCCAGTTGCCGGAAGACGTTATTTGATTGTAGAAAACATCGGTAGTGACGGGTCTAGTACAATAGCATGGGGCGATTTGGTTGCAAATGCAAATGACATTATCGAATATAACGGTAGTGAATGGGTAGTATCGTTCAACTCTCAAGCCGCAACTGATGTTGAATTCGTAACTAACTTGACAACTAATATTCAATATAGATATACTAATGACATGTGGATGAAATCATATGAAGGTTGGTATGATCAAGGCGACTATAGTATTGTAATTTAACATGACAAAGCAGGCCGCCGGTGTATTCTTTTATAGTTCTTCAACTAATCGATTCCTTTATCTATTAAGATCAGATAAACAAAGTCCAACTTGGAGTATTCCAGGTGGCGGCATTGAAAAAGATGAAACATTATTAGAAGGCATTGAGCGTGAGTGCCTTGAAGAGATGGGTTTTTCTAACCCTGATATCAAACTAATACCTATACAAAAATTCAGTAACGGTGGATTTACATATCATACATTTTTTTGCCAAATAGATAATGAGTTTATCCCCATTCTCAACAATGAACATGTAGGCTATGCGTGGGTAGAGAAAGATCATTATCCGAAACCATTACATCCCGGCTTGTTCTCTACTGTGAATATTGATATTGTTATTGAAAAATTAAAATCGTTGATAAAATAATAGGGGCCGTAGCCCCTATTATTATATTCCTAACAGCGAACTTAACGCAGGCCACCCAAGCGCCCCGGCTAATATTCCCGCTCCCATAAGCATCCAGCGCCATTTTTCTAGTGCATTAACTTTTTTGTTAACCTCATCATGCTGTTTTTTATTTTCTGTTTGAAAATCTTTAATCATATTATGAGTTGTTTCCATATGGCTATCAATATGGTCACGGAGATCCTTCAGTCCAGTTTTTAAATCATCGAATTTTTCATCTAGATTTTTGTACTGGACTTGAAGGACTGCAATCTCTGTCTCAGTTTGTTTTTGCTGTTGAACAGAGAGTGCCATCTATTATGCTCCGCCGATTGTAACGATTGGGTAAGGCTGACCACCGTATGTGTTTGCGGCATATGCGGTGTTGAATGTTGAGAATGCAGGGCTTGCATTGTTAATATTGTCAGTCTCAGTTGCAGTTACGCCTGAATCAGCAGTAAACAATTCAGCAGTATGGTCGCTTAATGACTGTACTAGTACAGTTGATGTGTTTGCATAAGTTGCAGTAATTGTCATTGTGTTTGGTAGCATTGCAGTATTAGCAACGTTAGCAGTATAGCAAGCACCAGTTAGACCTGATGATGTTCCCTTAACAAGATATTTCTGCTTGCCCTTCTGACGAACAATGAAACCTGCTTCTGGAGTTGCATATACATATGATGCACCGGACAAATTAGCAGATGCGTTAGCAACTAAAAGTGTTGTATCTTGTAGTGCATTAGGTGTACCTGTTGCATCTGACAAGTCAACTTCTGCACCACCAACTGTTGTAGAAACAGTAAATGCAGATGTGTTAGCAATTGACAATACGAAATAAGTAGTTCCTGTAACTAGACCACCTAAGTTAGCGTCAAATGTAACTGGTAGATTTTCAAACAATGTTTGTGCGTTGCCAGTTGTTCTGACGAAGTTGCCAGTGTTTTTAGTGTTCGCAACTGCTACAGATGTTACACCAGTTGCAGTATCAACATAACCTAAAGTTACTAAAGAACCTGATGAGTTGACATATTGAATAACTGAATCGGCTGCAATGTTGGCTAAATCAGTACCTGCTCCACCGACAACGTTACTTGCGTCAGAAGCATAAAGTGTACCTGTACCATTAACACCAATAGCAACGTTAGTAAGAACTTGTGTACCATAGATTGCTGTGTTACCACCTACTACTGAGTAAGTATTTGCGTTTGTTGCTGGGTAACCATCACCACCGTTTGGATTGTTAAAATATGCATCAACTGGCGCTACTGTTGCTGAAACAGTTACAGGACCAGCGTTAGATAAGTCAACTGGTGTGTTAGTTGGGTTAGCATTTAATGGTGTTGCTGAAACAGTGAAAGTACTGTTATTACCAGCATTAACTACTTGAAGAATCCAGTAAGTTGTACCAGCAGTAAGACCACCTGTTGTAGTGTGAATTACGAATGGCATACCTGCAATGATACCAAGATTTGTGAAGTTTGCTGACGTTGTTACAAGGTCAGTTGCGCCAGTTGTTGCAGTAATAGTAACAACGGCTTGTGCTTTTGCGATTTTTAGTGGGCGTCCCATTTGTTTCTCCTTTGAAATTAGTGAGTTCTAGTCACTACGCAGTGGGGTACTGCATAAACTCTCCCCATGAGAGTGTACAAACTATTTATCTTTTTTGCGTAAAATACCTGATGACTTAAATACACTATGATCATTGAAACTTACGGACATTTTTATACTTGTGATCCTATATGCATCGGAGAAAATGAGTATAAAT